ATTAAAAATATATCTTCGTTCTTTTTTCTACCTTCTAAAAGTAATCTATCGATAACATTATCGTCACCTCTAAACCCTTCACCAAAACCTCCTACTTCAGTTCCACCAGCTTCAGCTCCACCAGCTTCAGCCCCTGCTTCTTCACCACCGAATCCACCTGCTTCAGCTCCAAAACCACCTGTTTCACCACCACCGAATCCACCTGCTTCAGCTCCAAAACCACCTTCTTCAGTTTCTCCTTCTTCACCCGCAACAGCTTGGTCAACAGGTAATAATTCACCGTATAACTTATCGACTTTTTTAAAGAATCCAGTTGTTTTAATTACTTCAGGTGTCATTTCAAGTTCTTTAGCTGCCGCTCTTTCAAGTCTTTGTTGTTCCAAATCCTCCATAATTTCATCATCAGACCAGTTAAAGATATTTCTTTTAGCCCAAGTATGTGAGGTTGGAGCAATACCAGCATCAATAGCTGAAACAAGGTCTTTATAAAGAAGAACCTTTTCTTTCCATTGTTCAACTTTAAGAACCTCACCTTGTGTAGATGGATTATTAAGCACCAATTTAAAGTTATTTAACTCATCATGAAAACCTAGAATATATAAATGAATAATAGCTATTTTATTTAATTCTTGAATTATAGCCTGTTGTATTCTGTTAATTGTTCTAGCAAATCTTATATCCATTAAAGCCAAATTTTTACCATCACCCACAGCTTCCTCAAAACCAAGAAATGTTTTTGGAACTCTAAGTGCTGTAACTAATTTTCTTTGAATAAATTGGATATCCGCTATTTGGTCTAGATTAGCCGCACCCGCCAATGTTTCTATTGGGTTGGTTGTGTTAGGGTCTCTTACCGGAACAAAATAATCTTGGTCAACGGCTAATGTATTATATCTTACATCTATTTGACCTGTTTGACTATCAGCTTTTTGTGTTCTTTTAAATTTATTAGCAACTTTTTGTACATAAGCCTCTACATCATTGTCATCAATATTACCAACATAAACCTTGAAAACCCTTCTTTCAGGTGCTCTAGTAACACGATAAACTAACATCGCGTCTTCAGCTAAAAGAAGTTGTTTCCATATTCTTCTTACTTTTTCAAGAACTGAAGTACCATAAGGTAACTTTCTGTCGTCACCTAATAATCTAAAATGAGCGATTTCCCATGCATTAAACTCCATGGTTTTATCTTTCCAAAAGAATTTTACTTGTTTTTTCTTTATTTCATCAGTTGTCTCATCTTTTAATGCTTGAAAAGGAAAAGTATTACTTTCTTTTCTCTCAATATCAATGTTTGTTAATTGTGAAGCCCCAATAATACCATCTTTATAATCTATTTTTAGGTATAAAAAGTTATCACCATATTTACAAGTATTTCTAGTCCACATTGGTAAACTAGAATGAATATCTAATACGTTAAAAAATAAGTCCTCTAAAACATTTTTAATTCTAGATGAATCAGAGTATATTGATAATATCTTTCCTTGTTCATTTAAAGTACAACTTTCCTCGGCCATAATATCTAAAGCTACTGCAATTTCAGGGGTAAACTCCATGGCTTCATAATCCATATAAGATGCTATTCTTGATGTTTCATAGAAGACCGCTTTTTGATATAACTCATTATCAACTTTCGCCCACTGACTTTCTAAGTATCTTTGTTGTTGTTGTTGTAATTTTTCTCTATCAAATTCTTCTCTTGATTTTGTAACGATTAAATCCCTATCAGTTAAAGCGTACTTATTGTAAGTAGCATTACTTTTTGGACCACCAGTTCCTTGACCAAAAAGGTAGAACAGTTTTTGATATACGGTTAAATTTTTATTTTCTTCAGCCATCTGAATTTTATTCTTTATGTTATAAATATTACTAATAAAAGTAACTTACTCTTTAGTAATGTGAATGATATCTCTCATTAAAGTTATTCTACGTAGTCACAATCGACATAAGCTAAATGATTACCAGTGACATCAATTTCAAATACATAAGCCACTAAATTATCATACTCACCAAAGCAAGGATTTTTTTGGGGTCCCTTAGCTCTTGTTATATTATTTGCATTTGGTGTTGGTGGACAAAATTTATTATAAACAGGTCCCGCTCCTTTTCTTACATTACATTGTCTATTAAAAGGTTTGTTTGATACTACTCTTGCCATTTTTTTATTTTCTAAATCCTTTCATTCCACTAAACAACCAAGAATACTCCTTAGTTTGGTCAGCGGTTATTCTGTCATTTCTATTTGCGTTATCAGTATAAAATCCAGTACCAATAACCTCATTTAAAATTTCATTATTCTCAACAGTATTAGTCTCAACCGACCAACTATTAATCATTGCTTTTGCCTGACCCATAGATTTTTCTAAATCTTTAAATGATGTCATGGCCACAAAACAACACATACCAACACACATTAGTAGGTCATCGTGATAACCTTTCATATGGTCTGGTCTACCATTGATGTATACAAATGTTTCTATTTCAGCTAACATTCTTTTAGAACGAATCTTAAAAGAATCTAATCTAATCGCTTCTTCTAATTTAGAAATTATAGTATTTCTGTTCTTTTGGAAATTTAGACCAGGTAATTTACCTTTGTCCATATATTTTTGTAATGCTCTGTTATTTTCAACAGAATCAATACCAACGGTAACATCATAATATAACCTCTTTTTAGGGTAACCTAGCTCAATTAATTTTAATACAACGGAAGCACCCCAACCACCTGTTATATCAACAACAATAAATGCATCATAAGAACCACCATAATAATTAGCTATTTCACCTAAAACATCGGGAGCTACTTTACCGTGATATTCTGCTACTTGATTTCCTGTTGTATAATCCCATATACAAATACCAGCAAAGTCATCTGAAGAACCTGAAGACGGGTCAGCGGATAAAATGTATTCATGTCCAGCTATAGGGTCTTCCCATATCCACATGTTAGCGTCTACCCATTCTTTTCTTATCGGTTCTCTAACATTATCTCTTTCTTGTCTAGATTTGTATTTGTCATCGATTACACTATCACCAGAACCCACAAAAGAACACAATAACTCTTGTGCTATTGACCTTGCATTGTGATTAAGTTGTGCACACATATCATCAAACCATTTTGATCTTGGTTCATACCCCTTCTCAACCATTTCAGGCCATTTTTCTTGAGGAATAACTGCGTCAGGACCAAAACCACTTTTTGGGTCTTCTATATTTTCTATAATATCACTAGTCTTTTCGTCTCTAAGAACCCAAGACATACCTGAACCATCGTTTCTACCATTATAACGAGGGTCTTCGTACCATTTCATTGAAATAATATTAAAATTATTTTTACCCTTCTCAGCCATAACATAGGCTTTGTGATACAATGGGTCGTGACCATTTGGTGTTGATATAAGGATAGACCTACCACCAGTTGATAATGATGGTTGTGCTGCTGTATAAAATTCTTCACCTCTGTGACCCTCAATGAAGGCTGCCTCATCCACAACAATAAACGAAGGTGTATAACCCCTTAAAGCATCTTTTGATGAAGCCACCGCTTTAACCTCAGAACCGTTCCATAGTTTGTAATGTGAACTAGAGTTCTTTTCAGGGTTAAACCAACTATCTGAACCAGGAGGTCTATGTACATCCATCCAAGCAGGAAGTTGCATTGTAAAATCTTTAATTTTTTTAAGAAATTCTTTTGCTGTTTCTTGTTTGTTTGCCGCAATAAGAATTTTTTGTGTACTTTTACTTGAAGCTAAAGCTGTTAAAACCGCTAGATAAGCCGCGGTTGTTGTAGAAATACCTGCCTGACGTGGTTTCATCACTATATTGTGGTGATGGTTTTTATACGCGTTTATAAGTTCTTTTTGTCTTGGAAACAATTTAAAGGGTACAAAACCCTTTTGTGTCCTATCTTCTGTTTCAAGATAAGACTCTATCGCATAAATAGGGTCAGAAATACACTTCCCTATTTCAAATAACATTTGTGCTTTTGATAAACTCATGCCAATAAATATCATCGGGCATGAAAAAACCCACCATAGTAGCGAACTTGGTGGGTTTTAATAGTCCGTAGACTAT